AGAACCATAACGTCCATCAGATCCCCCAATACCTAGGCGTGTAATGGAAATCTCGCCATTCAAACGTTTGAACATTCGTCCCGAAACGATTCGTGCCACTATGGAAAACGTGCCAAATCGAATCCGTACTCAAAGCGTGAATGATGCTTACTTTGTTTTCATTGTGAATGCGCCAAACACCTCTCGACCCAGGCTCTGTATTAATGACCAGACGATCACCATCTTTGAAGTCATACGTGACCTTCATTGGGCGGTTCAAATCGTCCGTCAATACGAATTGACTTGTATCGGCCCTGAACAAGATTTCCATGTAGAAAGGTGTCGGCGCAGTCCCAAGATTCTCGATATCGAATACCGCCAAATTCGCTGGTGCCAAACTTACTGAATCTGGAGCTAACAAATATGAGTACAGACTAGCAATTGTCACCTGGACTTCAGGCGTAGGACTGAACGGAGCAATCTCCAACTTCTTGACGTAGCCAGTCGTATAGGCCACGATCTGGTTCTCATTGAAAATTTGAATTGTAATTGCATCTGAGGTATTTGGCGATAGCAACCCGTAAAGCTCGCTGCGAAGGTCTGCGGCGGTTAGAGACGACCCGAAATCTGGATTCAGACCAATCCGAATCACAATTTCTCTATTTTGAGGACGTCTGCCCTGATAATATCCGCCAGCATTCAAAGTATTTGCGATGATGACGTCAATCTCAGGAGGACCAAGTCCATCTGCTCCCTTGAAAATATAAGGATCTGAAGGTAGAGCACCTACTACTGGAAGATTGGTTTCATGAAAGCCAATTAGCTTCAAACGTGTAAATTTCATACCTTCAATGCCTCCTTAGCCAAGGACAACTGGTTCTTAGTCTGCCGATAGATCTCTACAGTGGAAAGAGCCTTTGGCGAGGTGTTGGTCTGAGTGAAATTCACAACAGTTGAAGGTGTCTGAGTTGGGGTTGCCGTAGCTGTCTCAGCGACCGTCGAATCCGAAGATATAGTTGCCGCCTCGCCATAAGATACCCTTGCTGAAATCGGATTATCCGAAATAAGACTGTTGAGACTGCTTGCACCCTTCTTAGCCTCAGTCAAGTCGATAACAGGCCGAATAACAGGATTCGTATCGATACCCTTGCTCAATTCGGTGGAAATATTCGTCATGGTATTCTTCATACTATCCACAACAGCAATACCCATATTTTCCGCTGAAGATACCGCCGAATTTGCATTATTATCGACACCAAGAACCAGACCTTCCACAAGGTTCTCGCCAATCCCGATAAATACCCTAGATGGCGAATGCGAGTCGAAAATGCCTGTCACGGCGTTGATAGCACTATGCGCCATATTTGACACCGAATCAATGACCTCGCTAATACCACCGGTAATAGCTTGGATAACGCCAGAGATAAGTGATTTGCCAAGACGGATGCCAGCTCGACCAAGTTCTTCAGCATTATCTTCGATTGCATCAGCAATTCCATTGACCAAATCGATGACCATCTTAGCGCCTTCATCGACAATCATTGGAATACTTTCTTCAATTCCTCTAACAAATGCCAGAACAACCTCTACAGCTGAAGTAACAACATTGCCGATATTTGCTGCAATCTCATTCAAGAAACCAATGATCAACTGAAGTGCTGCCCCAGCGATCATGGGAACGCCTTCTGTAAGAACCCTAAGGATCTCTTGGAGAAGAACCATGAATGCTTCGCCAAACATAGGAGCCGTTTGAATAATCGCTTGTAAAAGCGCAGTTAAAATGCCGACCAAAGCTTGCACCATTTGAGGAGCCGTCGATGCGATTGCCTCGGCAACACTACCGATTACCGTAACCAAAGCTGCTGCAAGAGTAGGACCAGACATTACAATTGTCTGCAGAATAGCTACAAATGCTTCTGCAACTGCTTGCACGAATGCAGGCAACTGACCGATAAGCCCTGCAAATACGGCACCTATAGCCGCTCCAGCAGCAACGCCGACACTTGCGATAATAGACATTGCTGTAGCAAATACAAGCGCTGCCGTACCTGCAATGAGCATTGCTGCACCAAAAGCTGCTACTGCCGCTGCCGTTCCAAGCATAACCGGAATAATTGGTGTCATAAGCATTGCAGCGCCAGCCATAACTCCAAGAGCTGATGCTAATGCCAAGAGTGCTTTACCAATATCGTCAAGACCCATAGACCCCAACATCAAGAGCACTGGAGTAAGCAACATCAAAGCGCCCGCGGCTGCAACCATAGCCATAGATCCGCCTAGAGTCCCTCGCATAAGGTTCAACGAGGCTGCAAGAATGCCGAGCGAGCCAGCGAGTCCAAGAAGTGCCACGCCCATCTGCTCGATGGAAAGATTACCCATCGTTTGCAATGCTTGACCCATGATCGTCAAAGAGACGGATACGGCAAGGAGCTCGAATGAAATCTTGGCAATATTCTTGGGCATAATACGTACAGCGCCAGCCACCATAACGATTGCACCAGCAATACCAGCCAAACCAGTAGCCATGTCTGCGAAACTTAGCTGCCCGAGCATACTAACTGCCGCAGCCAGAACACTCAGCGAGGATGCCAAGAACGAGATCTGCATCGAGACCTTAATGGCATTTTTAGGAATGAGTCGCATAGCGATAGCTGTTGCTGTGATAGACGCAGATATAGCGAACAGACCAGTAGCAATCGTTCCCATGGATAGTTCACCCATGGTTCTGACAGCGCTAGCCATAATCATGAGGGCTCCACCAAGAACCCCTACCCCAATAGCCGTGCGGATAAGTCCCTTAGAACTTGCAGCAAGAGGCTTGATCATAAGCGAAAGGCCGCCCATAAGGGCCATCAGCCCGGTCATGCCTCGTACAAGTTCGCCCCAGTTCAAACTGGCAAGACTTCTGATTGCAAAGGACATCACAAGCAATGCAGTAGCAAGTGCTGTAATACCAACCGCCACGATATCAAGCTTGATGGACTTGACTACCGAAGTGAACTTATTTAGCATGTTGAAGCCGATAAGCAGTTCTCCGAAAGCAGCCCCGACTGCAGTCAATGCCGTCGTTAGCCGTACCGGGTCGATCGCAGCAAGAACCACAATTGCGGCTGTAAGAACTGCAAGAGCCTTTGCGATCTCCATCAAGGCTTCTGCTTTAACCTTGCTTTGGAATGCCTGAAGAGTACCAGAAAGTCCTTCGAAAATATCGTTTAGATTACCAACAATATCGTTCAAGCCTTCGACATTGAATAGCCCACCCTTGAAGTCCTTCATGAAATTGTGGGCCATGTAGGTCAATGCTGCGAACAAACCAGTATTGATCGTGCTAAGCACAGCATCAAAGTTGATTCCCTGGAAAATATCAACGATACTGTGACCAAGTTCTGTGAACAGGTCCACAACCTTCTGAACAGTAGGCTCGATTGACGCAACAAATTTGCCGAAAACATCACCGACTGTCGTTACAGCATTTCCTACAAGGCTTAGACCCTTCTCGGCCTCTTCGCCAGACTCTCCGATCTTACCGATGGAATCTGAAACTGTATCAGCGTCATCCTTCTTGAATCCAGAAAATAGACTGCTCATTGCGTTTGCAAGCATCTTGATCGCATTGAGCGGAATTACAAGGATATTCCCAAGGACTTCAAAGAATTTAGTAAGGCCCTCGCCTTCACGAAGTGCCGTATCAATCGAGACAATAAAATCGCCAAGACCACCAGTGAAGTTCAGAATTCCTTCTTCACCGTTACCAAGAGCTCCAAGCATCCTGCCAATAACACTCAGGAAACCCTCAATGACCTGCTTGACAATATCGAATGCTGCGAATAGCCCAGCGAAAGTCCGCTTAAGGCCATCTGCTGCAGCATCGCTGAGCTTGAGCCCGGCTGTAAAGTCTGCAAGAGCCTTGGTCCCGTCGTAAAGCTCTTGGGCAGTCTTCCTAGGAAATATCTCTCGGAAAGCTTCCTTGATAGGGGTCAATACCGACATCAATGCATCGAATGAGTTCTTGAGAGCATCGATCATAAGCGTTCTGCCACCAAGATCTTTCCATCCGGAAAGCATTTGGTTTCTGGCTTCGGCCGTTTCAGCAATCATGCCGCCAAGAACGTTGTTGATGTCAGTCCAAAGGACTTTTGCTTCCTCAAAGTCACCAAATACAATTTCCCAAGTCTGAGCCCACCCAGAGCCTGCAGTCTCCTTAAGCGTACCCATAAGTTGAGAAAATGTCTTGACCTTGGTAGCCGCATCAACAGCAGTCTCGCCCATTTTTGTGATGGCGACAATCTGCTCTTCGGTATAGCCCATTTGCCGAAGTTGCTCTTCGCTAAGATCTCCAGTGAACTTGCTAAGTGTTTCTAGCAAGATTTCGCTACTCAACCAGCCAGTCGTCAATGATTCTCGGAAACTACCTTCTTTAGCGATAATATCGTCGATGGCTACGCCATGAACACGAGCCGTCTCTTTCAATGAATCTTGGAATACCTCACCACCCATACCTGCATTGACAACTGAGTTCCAGTCCATCAAGTGGACCGTACCGTTAGCAATTGCCTGCGAGAGTTGGTACATCGCTGTAGCTGCTTGCTGAGAATTAGAGCCAGAAACAGCAGCCAAGTTAGAAATACCCTTGATAGCCGAAACTGACGTATCCAGATCAACGCCTGCAGCCGTGAATGTCCCGATATTCCGGGTCATCTCACCGAAATTGTAAATTGTCTTGTCAGAATATTCATTCAATTCGTCAAGAGCATCATTGACCTGATCCAGCGTAGTGCCTTTAGAACTGGTGTTGGCCATGATGGTCTGGACGGAATTCAGTTGAGTCTCATACTCATGGAAACCAGCAATCACCGGATCAAGCGTAAAAGATTTGACCAGCTGAGCTCCAGTGGCCATCGCTTGAGTGGTAATGTTCGACAATGCTGTAATAGCCACGGTAGACATGGCCATAAAACTCTTGGATACGCTAGTTACGCTTCCCTCAAGAGGACCAAGATTGATCCGCTTTGCAGCGGCGTCCAACTCCCCAAAACTAGCAACAGACTTGCTTACATCCGTGCTTTTCTTGAGACGATCCATGCTGTCGATCGTCTGTTGGACACCCTTTTGGAACTGAGCATTGTCGAACTTCATGCTAACAATGCGATTGTCAACACCACTCATGCCGAAGTCACCTCTTTCCACACACTGTCAGCGATTTTGTCAAATATAGGCTTTATAGCTGGGTTGATGAAGTCGACACCATGGACGTACCCACCCGTCCCGGTACCATGTCCGTATTGGAGCAGAATAACTAGGGGAACACCACCGACAACGTGCCTATTAGTCCAAGTGATGGAGTATGAACCGTTAGTCTCCGCGATGGAGTATTCCCAACCAGTAGCAGTCACACCAGTATCTTGAGGCGTTGCGCGGGCCAGAGCATCTACTCCTTCTTTCGCGTATCGCTCAAGATTCTTGAATATGCTTCGCTTAGACATCTTAGACAGAAAACGTTCCGTATTCCGAAAGTCTCCAGTCGATTGGATAACAAGCATTGCTGCTCCGTTCAACGTTAAGAAAGCCTATAGACTCCATTTACTGTGGTTTCTACTAGACGAGATGTCGGCAATGCTGAATAAAGCCCGTAAATATGACTTGGGGCCAGGTCAGATCCTCCGGGGGTTAAAGTGGCTATACCTGTCGAAAGATCTGGAAGAATCCCGAAAGGACTCCAATTAACAATAAGGCCAATCAATGTTGTTATGGATGGAAGTTCAGCAACAGTAGCCTCAATCCAATTAACATCGTTTCCATCTAGAATACCAAAATTGGCATCTGGTTCTTCGCTTGTTCCACCATCGATGAAAAATGAATCTACCTTGGAAGGAGAACCACCATCGATGATTTCTTCTTCCATGCGATCGTGACCGTAGAGAAGCAATTCGATTTTCGCAAGGACATCTTCTTGCAAGTATCTTGAATCCAGAATAACGTGCGAAGTAGCTCGATACTTCTCGATTCGAACAGGAAGCCCAGAAACAGACCAAGCAAAATTCACTGGTGATGGTAAATTACTCCCATTTTGAAAGTTTCTGGGCTCTGATCTAACGGTAAGATTGTAAAGTAGATGAATCTGGTAATCGTTTCCCAAAGGCGATGTTTCAGACCCTAAAAGTGTCCTGTAGCTCAAGCCAAACATCTTGGGGTTCTGATTGTCGACGAACAGTGCTCCATTCAACGAGCCGTAACCATCGTAATCCATGAATTCGTCTGGATAAGTGAAAGCTACAATCTTCGCGTTGAAATCTCCAAAACCGTAGAGATCCAAGTACTTATCGCCGTCTTTATACAGTGGAGTGGTCTCTTCCCCAGTGAAAGTTTCCTCAACAGACAAGAGACCATTCCAAGCAACACCTGTGTTATCCGACAAATAGAGAACGCCTCTATCGACACCAGACTCGAAGAACCGTTTAGCTGTTTCGTCCCATACCAGTCTAGCCATAGAAACTCCTCATAACGTTTATCCGGCTACATGCGGCAAGCCATCATCATGGATCGTATAGATGTTGGCTGGGAACATCTTAGCCCTTTGCGAAGGGCCTAGATACGACTTATGGACCGGATCCGGAGTGTCTCGGCAGATCTGCTCCTGCCACTTGCAAACTTCAGCTTCAGTCATGTCGAGATACTTGCCCGTGATCGGAAGATTGACTCCACCACGAAGAGGGATCCGATTTAGTCGATGCTGAAGTTCCTTGACAGTGTCAGACGAAGCATCTCCATTCGACGGTTCACCGAAACCGAGCTTGCTCGTGTAGATGTCCTTGGTCACGTAAGGTCCATCGTTTGCAGGATGCGACGGTTGAGCTGGCTGCCAATCAAGAACCGGTTGAGGATTCTCATGAATTCCGCAATGCCAAGTATTCTTGGTACGAGGCATGTACTCCATATGGAGATGCGGTCCAGTTGCATTGCCCTCTGAGCCGACAGTCCCAATATAATCTCCAGCCTTCACGCGAGTCCCATCTGGGAGCCGGCTACTAGCATGGGCGAAAAATACTTCTCCATCACCGAATGGCTGTCCCTTGTCTGGACTAATTGCGAACTGATGATTGCCAAACGCCGATCCATAAGATCGATGCCGAATCTGTCCATCAATCGGAGCATAAATATGCGTTCCTGATGGACATGGGAAATCTACTCCGGTATGGATTCCATTTCCGCTTCCATCTCGAAGACAAGACCAATGCCTGCCACGAACTCCGA